TTGTTCAACAAATTGTAAACTCAGCACCAGGAGCGGCTAATGATACTATCATTTGTTCAGCACGATTGTTTGAAGATCCTGCAGGATTAGGTTCGGAAAATTTTGTTATTTATGATGCAAGAAATATTGTAGAGGTAGAACGAGTTAGTCAAAGAAAGATTTTTAATTTAACAAGTTCTAATTTGACTTATCCTACTAAACAGTATCCTTGTTATGTATTAGATGGAAACATAGCTTCGGTATATCCTACTATATGGGATGGTTTGAATATACCTTATACAGTAGGAGATACAATGGGATTTTGTGATGTTAAGGCTCAATATATAAGATACCCAAGAGATCCAAGGTGGACATGGTTTGGATTACCTGGAGGTGAGCCTTTGTTTAATGAAACCGCACCTGACTATCAAGATTTTGAATTACCATTATCTGATGAACCTTCTTTGGTTGCTAAAATTTGTCAGTATGTAGGTATAGAAATAAGAGAACCAGATGTTCTTCAATTTGGTATCGGAGAGGAATCAGTTGATACTCAAGAAACAAGTTAATTATTATGGCATATATAACAGATTATACATATTACGAAAACGACCAAGTCGTACCTACGGATAAGAATTGGGGATCATATCAATACGTTTCATTAGATGATATTGTCAATAATTTTATGTTGATGTTTCAAGGAAACAATGAGCTGATTAATAATGTAAATAGATATCAAGTTTTATTTCATGCAAAGAGAGCCATTCAAGAATTGAATTACGATGCAATGAAAGAAATAAAGATATTAGAATTACAAATATGTGACCAATTGAGATTTGTTTTACCTCCTGATTATGTTAATTGGGTAAGAATATCTTTATATGAAAATGGAGTTCTAAGGCCTTTAACAGAAAATATTCAAACTAATTGGAGTGGGGCATATTTACAAGACCATAAATGTAGAATATTATTTGATATATATGGAGATGTATTAAAACCTCATGACTCTAAGTTAGATATAGATAGATTAGATGGACAAAAGAAAAGTATTTACTTAAACGAAAATAGTCCTTATCACAATTGTGAAGGATGGTGTGTAGATGGTTGTTGGTATTTTGATTATCCAATTGGAGCACGATTCGGTTTAAACACAGAGACAGCTAACTCTAATCCTACATTTAGTATAAATAAAAAAGGAGGAGTTATTAATTTTAGTTCTGGAATGTCGGGAAAATTAGTAGTTTTAGAATATGTATCAGATGGGATGGAAAAAGGAGATGACGCTAATGTTAGTGTAAACAAACTCTTTGAAGAATATATTTACGCAGCCATTAAGTTTGCATTTTTAAACAATAGAATATCCGCACAGGAATATCTCGTAAACCGAGCTCGTAAAGACAAGTCTTCTTTATTGAGAAATGCTAAGTTGAGATTAAGTAATATGCACCCTGGAAGACTTCTAATGAATTTAAGAGGGCAAGCTAAATGGATAAAGTAATATGTTAATACAAACTAATTTTATTGCAGGTAAGATGAACAAAAGCGTGGATGAACGCTTAGTTCCTGTAGGTGAGTATGTAGACGCAATGAATGTGCGTTTAGGTTCTACTGAAACCACTGAAGTAGGGGCGGTAGAAAACTCTTTAGGTAACACTTCTTTAACCACTTTAGAATATTTAAACGTACCTCTTTCAGGTTTAGCTCGTTGTATAGGAGCTTATGAAGATGGTATGTTGGAAACAATATATTGGTTTGTACACGATCCTCAAAATCCTGTTTCTGCTTCAGGTAAGGTAGATTTAATTCTTTCCTATAACATGAACACAGGCACTTTAATTTATCATGTTCAAAGTGAAACTGTTTTAAATTTTGATCCTACATACTTAATAACAGGTGTAGATAAAATTAATAACTTTTTATATTTTACTGATGACTTTAACCCTCCTCGATATATCAATATTACAGGACAGGGCGGTTCAGCATATCCAAGTGATGCACCTGGTACGCCAAACCCATTAGTAGAAGAAGATATTAGTGTTATAGTAAAACCACCTGGTTTTGAAGAGGACACAGGTATTGAGCCTTTAGGAGCACCTCACCTTCAATTATCTAACAATAATAGTTCTGAAGATTACATGGAAATGAGGTTTTTATGTTTTGCTTACAGATATAGATATTTAGATGGTGGTTATAGTGCTACTTCTTTATTTACAAAACCTGCTTTTGAACCTAAAGATTTTCAGTTTAGTGTAACTAAATATCAGAATGAAGGCATGAGTAACAGGTATAACCAGGCTACTGTCTTTTTTTCTACAGGTTCAGAGAGGGTAAAAGAGATTCAACTTCTTTATAAAGAAACTACTTCCAATACTATTTATATTGTAGATAGAATAAATAAAAATGATTTAGGTATACCTGACAATACTGTTATTAACCGAGTATTTACTAATCAAAAAATATTAACTGTATTAGGATCAGATGAATTATTAAGATTATATGACAATGTACCTCGATTTGCTAAAGCTCAAACTATACAAGGAAATAGATTGATGTATGGAAATTATATTGACCAATACGATATTGTAGATATTAATGGTAATATAATTAATCCTTCTTATAATCTAACTCCTGTATCTTCTACCTTTGGAGGGGAGGATATACCTTGTACGGGAGGTGGGCCAGGTTCTTTTACAGTTGATCCCGCAGGGGCTCAAACTATAGCAGACAGTAGAGTTGGTTTTGATTTATCTGGCGTACCTAATGACATTCAACCAGGTACAATATTTAGTTTCTCTTTTACAGTTCAAAATGTATTAGTGGTAGACAGGTCTCCTGTTTTACCAGGAGCTGACTTTACATCTGGTCTTATGCCTGATTTTTCAGTAAGTTTTATTTTTGTAGCTCCCGTTATGTACCCTACAGTTCAGGCGATGATTACATCCCCTGCTTTTATTGCGTCTTTAGGGACACCTGCAAATATTGTTCCTTTGTTACCTTCTGATCCTATCGCTTTAGCGGCTGGACAGACAACTACGGATAGATATAATTATCAGCTTGCTACAACTAATGCACCATTATCGGCTAACGCTAATACTTTAGAGTTATTTAACACCGCTATAACAGGTCAATGTCCTCCTGCTCCTATAGCACCTAACCCTCCTATAGCTGCGGTATGTACACAAGAACCATGGAGTATAACAACTACCCCTGGTAACCTTGTTACTTTTGGACTAACTGCTGCTCAGTATTATTTTGACGATGGATTAGGAAATCCAGATAGTGTTACAAATCAGTTTAACTATTATGCCTTTAACTTGTCGGAATGTAGAGCATCTTTTACTACTACGCCTGACACTTCAAGTTTACATAGCGATAGAGATTTTGAAGTTGGTATTGTATATATGGATAAGTTTGGTAGAGCTTCTACTGTTTTAACTTGTCCTACAGACACAGTATATTTTGATCCTACCACAATGACTTTAAGAAATAGGATTCAAGTTAATTTAACTAATCCTGCTCCTTATTGGGCTGAAAAATATAAGTTTGTTGTAAAGCCAAGTCAAGGAGCTTACAATAGTATATATTGTAATATGGCTTATAATCAAGTTGGTGCAACTACTGGTAATGAGCCTCTTGGAAATGATGTTTCGAGTTGGTGGTTTAGATTAGAAGGTGATTCTCAAAACTTAGTAAAAGTTGGAGACCAATTAACAGTAAAGTCTGACGCAGTAGGAGCTACAGGGGGTAGGGTTGTGACAGAAGTTTTAGATAAAGAAGCTATGTACACCGACCAAATAGCTGCAGTAAGTTTACCTGGTTTATATATGAGATTAAAACCATCGGGGTGGCAGCCTGAAGATCCTAATGCTCCTGACAATATAGATGACAGTGATAGTGGAACTAATACTAATACGGGTTGTGGTAGTGCTTGTGCGGTTACAACTGTATGTAACGCTGTCTGGA